GTTTGTGCAAAACTGCTTGCCAATGGCTTCTGACTCTTGGCCGTTCTCATCCAATATGTCGCTGTTGTTGACCACGATGACTGTGAGCACCGTGCCTTGTTCGTCGATTTGTGCAAAGTGAGCCATTACGCAATCCTATATCTAATAACCACAATACCAGAGCCGCCGTTTCCGCCGTTGCCGGAGCACCCGGAACGCCCACCAGCACCACCTCCGCCACCACGGTTTTCCACGGCAGCTTGGCCGTTGCCGCACTGACCATTGCCACCAACGCCAGAGCCGCCTGCGCCACCGTTAGAGCCTGCTACGCCCATGCCGCCACCGCCGCCAGCGTAAGCCTCGTTTGAGCCCGTTCTAAGCGCGTTATTCGCGCCAGCGCCACCTGCGCCGCCAGTGCCGTTTGAGCCGGCTGTTGTTGGATTTCCGCCAGCACCACCTTTGCCACCACCACCGCCGCCGCAAAAGTTGTTTACCCTGTTTGGGTTGCCGTTAGAGCCTTGCCCCGAAGTGCCAGCGCCGCCGGAACCACAAATCGTGGTGCTAGTGCTACCACCCCCACCGCCGCCAGAGCCGCCAGAGCCGCCTGCGTTACTGTTATAAGTGCTGCCGTTACCGCCCCCAGTTGTGTTGGTGCCAAATACAGAAGAGGCGCTGCCGCTGGCAGTAGAGCCGCCACCACCGCCAACCACAACGGCGTAGCTTGTTACGCTACCGGTTAAAGAACCCGTCAACATACCGCCCGCGCCGCCACCACCGCCTGCCTGAGCGCCACCACCGCCACCGCCAGCCACAACTAGGTATTCAACGGCGCTAGATACAGCGCCCGTCTGAAGAACGGTAAACGTGCCAGAGCCAGTGAAGGTGTGGACTTTGTAGGTTACACCCCCGCTGTCGTAGGTCGTCTCAGTGCCACCCGTGGCATTCAAGAACGGTCGAGGTGGAGTTGTCGCAAGAGCAACAATACCCGTCATGTCACAACACTCCCAGTGATCACGCACACCGTGCCGCTGATGAACAAGACCGAGCACACACCGCGAGTGAGCAGAGACACCGAAGCATCGTCTGCGTCAATGCCGGAGATGTAGGCCGTGGTGATCGTGCAAGTGATGGTGATGCTGCCCGATGTGTTGTTAAATATAGATACGATGTCGCCCGTTGCAAAGGTTGCGTCGGGGATCGTGATTGAGCCACCAGAGCCGACTTCAATAAGCTGACCCACATCGCTGGCTGCCAGCGTGTACGAGCCGGTCTTGGCCGCGCCAGAACGAGGAACACCCGCAAAGCCAATCGTGCCGTTGTTGTCCGGGATGGAGAGCGTGCGGTCGTTGTTGCTGTCGGGCGCGGCAAACGTGAACGTGCCGGTACCGCTAGCGTTGGGGGTTAAAGAAATACGGCTCATGCTTGCTCCAATGTGCGAATCTCATCGCGCCATGCTTGACGCTGTGCGGTGATGGTTGAATCGGTCTTGTCGTAGTCGGGCAGCACCTTGTAGTCGCTGTCAGCCAGCAACTTCTTGAGTTCCGCGATGCGCTTGGATGCAGCCGCTGCTTGCTGCTTGGCGGGGTCGACTTTAATTAAACTCATTGGATTCACCTCCGATACCGTCAGTCAGTTCTGCCTCGTCCACCGTCCATGCGTCACGCTGGCTGCGATCCGATGGGATGTCAGCAGCGTCCACGATCTTGAACGGCCTCCCAAAAGGAACGTCCTTGATGGCGATGGCTTGGATGCTGTGAGCGTTCAATGCTTCCTCGGTTGGACGCACAATCGCAACCACACCGTTGTCTTGGTTGTAAATGATTACTTGGTTCATGGTTGTCCTTTAGCGGAAGATGGCTGCAAAAACATTGTCTGGGTCATATGCAACGCTACTATTGTTGGATGTCTGAAACCTCAATGACCCAGTTGCTGTCACGTTAGTGCCAGTCATTAGTACGGCTGATGAAGAGCTTGATACACCTGCGCTGACATTTGCACAGAAATTTGCATCAGACATAGCAGTCGTGAAGTTCACTGTGTAATTTCCTGTTGAATTGTCCGTAATACTGCTCACGTTTCCACTCGCACGAATCGCCACAGTGCCAGTGCCGTTAAAGTTCACCCAAGCGCGGGCGGCATACACAGGGGCAGAACCCGATGCGTTGAGCGCGTCAGTAATGCGAGCCGCTGCGATGTTGCCAGTAATGTCTGCGGCTTCAATTGGCGAATCAATTGCGGGTGTCGTGATCCCCGTGGTTCCATCTAAAACAATAGCCATCTCTTGCCCCTTAAAGCACAACCCAGCGAGAGCCGCTGGAAACAGTTACTGATACGCCGGAGTCCACCGTGATCGGGCCCGCGCTGGAAGCATTGCTGCCCGTGGCAATCGTGTAGCTCGATGACACCGTAGCGCCGTTGACCACAATACCGTTGCTGGCCACCAGGGCCGTTGACTGCAACTCTCCCGTCGACGGCTTGTACAAGAGCTTGGCGTTGCCGGTGTATACCGTCGATGCGGTGCCACTCGTCGCATTGGCAAACAATGGATACAGGTTACTCGCCGTGCTCGTGTCATTGGAAATCGCCGCACCGCCCACCGACGCCCACACCGTTCCGTTGTAGCCCTCAAACTCCGTGGTCTGAGTGTTGAAGCGCAGCATCGAAGCCGTCGGAGAACCAGGGCGCTCAGCAGTCGTGCCCTTGCTGATGGCCAACGCGCCCGTCGAAGTAAACGAAGAGTCCGACGACGCCGTTAAGGTGGTGAATGCCCCGGTCGAAGCCGTAGACGCGCCAACCGAGGCATTGTTGATCGTGCCGCCAGCAATCGTGGCAGTGTTGATCGCAGGACTGGTCAGCGTCTTGTTCGTCAGCGTCTGAGCCGTGTCCGTGTCCACCAACGTCTTGCTCGCAGGAATCGTCGTACCGTTGATCGTGCCCGCGCCCGCGACGTTGATCGACGTGCCCACATACAACGCCTTGGCCACGCCCAGGCCACCATCGGTCTGAATCGAGCCCGTAATCGTGCTGGTGGAATCCGTCGTGCTGTCCACGGTCAACGTGCCGGTCAACGTCTGGTTGCCGCTCACCGTTGCACTACCCGCCAAGAACAAATTGCGTGGACGTGTCGCACCGCTTGCACCAATGTCGTAGGTGTTGTCGGTGAAAATCAGGTTGCTCGTGACCGTGCTGTTGATGGTCAAGGTGTCCGCTGAAGAGTCCCCCACCGTCACGTTCCCGTTCAAGTTCACGCCACCCGTTAAGGTCAGCGTGCCGCCCACGCTCAGGTTGCCTCCAACCGTGCCGTTGCCTGCCAAGAACAAGTTGCGTGGACGTGTCGCACCGCTCGCGCCAATGTCAAAGGAGTTGTCCGTAAAGACCAGGTTGCTGTTGACCGTGCCAGGCACCGTGATCAAGTCGCCAGCGGCGTCACCCAAGGCCACCGCACCGTTCAAGGTCGTCGCACCCGAGGCAGTCAGCGAGGTGAACGCGCCCGTCGAGGCCGAGGCCGCGCCAATGGTTGCACCGTCAATCGCGCCCCCGTTGATGTCCACAAAGTCGAACATCTGAATGACGTTTGTACCGTCCACATACAGGTGAGCCTTGCGACCATTGGGCACCGTGATGCCTGTGCCGGCCGAGGTCTTCACCGTAATGCTCTGGCCACCCGTCGTGTTGTTTTGAACAATGTACTGCTTCTGGATCGTGGGGACCACCAGCTCGCGAGTGGCCGTCAAACTCCCAAACCCGGAGGTCACATTCAGGACCAAGGCGCGCGCTGCCTGCGCAGCGTTGCTGTTGGTGATGGTGATGGTTAGGTTGGCGTCCGACAGGTAGTCAGGATTGCCATACCCCACAATGGACTGCTCAAGCGCAGTGCCCAGGTTGGTGTTTGTAATGTCGCCCCAAGTGCCCGAGTTCTCGCCCGTGCTCATCAGCTCAATCTTGAGGTTACTTGAGTATGTGCTTCCTGCCATGCTATTTCCTTTACGTTAGGACCTGGGTCCAAACCACGGTGTTACCGTCATTTACAACGACCCAATTTCCCGACTGTGCATCGTCCACATTGTGCCAGTTGGGCGTCTGGTTGTCATCCACTACGCTCCATAGAGTTACCGATCCGACCCGGCCCTGCGCTTGCACACCCGTGACAAACGCCGAGGCATTGGCCGCTACCACCACACTGCCCACCGACGCAATGACCTGTATGCCCGATACCGTCGTGTTCGAGGTGCCCGTGACGGCTACAGTGCCCGCCAACATTGCCCCCTGCACGCCCGTGACCAGTACGCTGGCACCGCCCGTGTTGGCCACCTGGCCCACCTGTCCCTGCGCCGTCACCCCGGTGACGATCGCAACAACTCCCGTGACGGCCGTGACCTCGCCCAAAGCGGCGGTTCCGGCTACCCCGGTGAGCTCCACCACCGCGTCCCCCGCATGCTCCACCTGGCCTACTTCACCCGTGGCCGAGACCCCGGTGAGCTCCACCACCGCATCGGCCGCCACCGTGGACTGGCCAACACTGGCCGTGGCCGAGACCCCCGTTAAGAGAACCTCAGCGCTGGCGGTGACCAGGACAGACCCGACCGCACCCTCCCCCAGGGGAAGCGCAGGCTGCGCGTCTCCCCAGGTGGACTGGCCCCAGCCTACAGAGGCATTCCAGCCAGTAAATGCAACGGTCGCATCTGCCACAACACCGCCTGTTAGGCGATTCGGATGATGGCGCTGGTAGCGTCAGCAGTCGGGAAGATGATGGTGAACGTACCGTTGGTAGACGCCTTCGCACCGCCAAAATCCAAAATGCAGACCGCTGGGTCGCCCGCCGCCGTATCGTTGTAGATCATCGCGCCATAGGCCGTGATGGTCGCACTGGTGAACGACAGGTCAGCAAAATCCGTGAACGCAGTCGTGCCGCTGGAGGTGGGCGTGACGTTGGTCAACGCGCCGCCGCCCGCTGCATATGAGCCGGAATTAGCCACCTCATCGGTCGCCGTGTAGGCGGTAGTGGCCGCAGTAAACGCCGCATCGTTGTCGTACAAAGCCAGCTTGAAGGTGTTGCCCGAGCCGGTCGTGAAGTTGTGCACGCCTTGCATCAGTTGCACCTTGAAGCTGGTGCACATGTAGTTGCCTGAAAACGCCATTTTTAATCTCCTAACAAATGAACCAAGTCTGGATGTCCCGCCTCGCGCAAGCGCAAGGCAGTCGTTGCGCGATCCTGCTCTACCGCCTCTCGCAAGTAAAACGCCACGACCTGTTTGACGTTCTCTTTAAATGCCCGTGCCTGCGCCTGCACCACCGGGTGAGACTGGTCACCCACATAGATGATCTTGTCAGCGGCGCGAGAAGCAAGCTCCTCGGGCGTCCAGCCACGCGCCTGCGTGGTCTCGACAAAGACGCTGCCTACGTTTACGGGAAGAGGTGCGGTCATCATGATGCGGGCGAGTCCGATTTAAGCGGGATGCGCAGCATGCCATCACTGTACTCATCGCGACGGCGACGACCTTGCTGCTCGATACCCAGGCCTTGAATGGCTTCCTTATAGGACTGACGGAAGTACTGCATCATCTCCGCAGGACCCTTCGTGTAGCTATAAGCCTGGATCAAGCAAGCATACAACAGCGCCTCAGGCGCGTTGGTGCTGATCCAAGTGGTGGGGTTCGTGGACGACAGCTGCGTTGGGCGGTAGATGTAGCCCAGCTCCACGCTGTAGTTTTGATTTGGCGTCGGCGCAATGTAGAACGTGTTCTGATCCCACACGGAATAGTACCGGGGCGTGCCCTGGGTGCTGCCGTTTGGCCAGTACTCCTTCATGAAGGACGTGTCCCGGAACTCCAGGAACAGCTGCTCACCGCTTGCCGGCGTCAGGATCATGTAACGGTGTGTCAGGAGGTCACCCGGCGCCGTCAGGAACTTGTTGCCCTGGGTCATGCTGCCCACCGACTCGAGCTTGAACACGTCCAAGTCGATCTCGCGAAGAATCTGGTTCTCCGCCATGGTGATGAACGTGTTGATCACCGGCTCGGTGAAGACATTGCTGCCCACCTCGGTGTAGTTTCGAATGTTGGTGACAAGTTCGTCGTAGGTCATGATGTGCTCACTCGGACTGTTCCAACAACACCCTGCGCAATGAGCGCCTGGTCCTGCACATACGGACGCATGTCAGCCGTCCCCTGGACGCTGCCATAGCTCTGAAATGCGGTAAAACCTGGCGCGCCAACAAAGACGGACACCGGCTCAATGCGGTCGGGACGCGGATCGCGCAAGGCAATCGCATCCCCTCGGTAACGCAAGGGCTCCAGCTGCGGCTCTTTGGGCTCATAGTCGTCAGGACAAACCATGAAGCCGCGCCAGTTCTTACGCAGAGTATTGTACTGGTACCGCTGTCCGCAGTAATCGCACAAGCCGTAAGAAAACTTGCCGCTTGCAAAGGCCATGTCAGACCCCTAAGTCGGGGACGAACTGGACACTTGCCGTGTCCCGATCCTCCAGGGCTGCGCGCTGGAAGTCCTCTTCGTAAATGGCCTTGAGCGTTACCGCACGGTCAGGCGCTACCTTGAGCGCCAGGTAGTACGCCAGGCCCGACGCCAAGCAAGGCAGGAATCGGAAGTTCACGTCTGCCGTGTTGGTGTAGTTGCCCGCGTCTTGGATTCGACGGATGCGGTAATAGACGAACGTGTAGTTCTGGTCTGCCGCAGGGTAAAAGAACACCTTGGGGACGTTGGTTCGCTGGACATAGAACTGCGCAGGACGAGCCTGCGTGGTCTTGTCAGGCACGTTGAGCCAGTCTTCACGACTGATGCGCTCAATGTACACGTCCGTGTTGATGCCCTGGTTGTTTTGCCGAATAACGGCCTCAAGCACGTTGACAACCGACTCGTCCAGTGCAATCTCATTGATCCCTGCGGTCAATGGATAGGTGGCCTGCTCGATCGTCCACAGGTTCAACCCGCGATTGGCCCAGTCAAGGAACAGCAAGTTGAGCGAGCGGCGGGCGGAGGCGAGTTGGTACCCGCTGGTCGCGCGCATGCCGCAGCGCTCGTATGCTTCCTCAACCAGCTCGTCAATCGACAGGTTGAATGTGGTGGTGCCTGAAGTGGCCATTTAGCAGGCTGCTCCGCCTTTTTTGTAGCCCTTGGCCATCATGCCGCCGCCCATCTTGCCAACGGGCTTGCCCATGGCCATGCGCTTGTGCTGATTGATGGCACCTTTTTTGGCCATGCCGCCCTTAGCCATCATCACGGGACCCGTGGTTTTGCTAGGAGCAGACATCACCTTGTTTTTAGGACCGCTTTCAACGGCACCACCGCCACGAGTGGCGCAACCCATACCTTTACCAGCCATGATCAGGCTCCTTTTTTCATCATTGCACGGCCCTTAACGTCGGCCGTTTTACGTTTCACAGCGCGACCGGTCTTATCGGCCATGTCGCCCTTCTTGAACTTTTCCATCAGGAAAGCAGGCATCTTGCCATCTTTCTTTGCGGGTTTCTTTGCGGGTTTCTTTGCGGTTGCCATATCAATTTACCTTTCGCATGTCATCGAGTTTTTGCTCGATTCGGTTGAACCTCTGATCCATGTGAACAACGAGTTTTTCAACCCGATCGTCCACTTCCTTGCGCGTGATGTGGTCCCGAGCAACCTCTTCGCGGGTGCGGTTCAGCAAGATACTGATACGCGAAAGCTCATCGAATTTGCTCTTGAGCAAAAACCCCATAAGCCCCACTACGGCGGTCAAAACCACGTTCCATACCATCATCTCCATCACTCAGCACTTCCAACGCTTTCGCGCCTGTCGCAGACGGCTGTCAGGGTCTTTTGCCGCCTCTGGAAACTTCTTCATCTGCCCTTCCGAACGAGCGCAAAACGACGCACGTCGCTTTGCCTCCGCCGCAGAAGGCTTGGCAGAGGTCACCGCCGTCTTGAGCTTGCTGCCAGGGTTGGCCTTGCGATACGCAGCCACGCCCTTTTTGGTCATGCCAGCACCCGCCTTGGTCGGGCGGAAGTTACCGCTCTTGACCGAGGTTTTGATGCCCATGCCCTTATTGGCAGCCATTATGCAGCGGCTCCGCCTTCGAAGAGCAGCGTCACACTGGTCACTTCGGCCGAGCCAAAAGTGATGTAAATGCCGTCTTCGAACAGGATGCCCATGTCCGGGATCATCAGGTCTTGAGAACCCGCAGAGGAAGGGGTCACCAAAGACAAACGGGCCGTGCCGCTACTGCCGCCGTCCTTCAGGACAATGGAAGAGGCGGTGGCCGTGTTTGTAAAGTAAACCCCCAGCAGACGCGTGCGGCCAGAGACGGCGTCGTCCGACGACGTCTTCTGTACCGACTTGATGTTGCTGAAGCTCATGCGTGCCTCCTATTAGGCAGCGGCAATGACCAGCACGCCGTAGGTGCCGGCGGCAGGGTCAACCGAGCCAGCAGTGATGTTGGTGGCGCGCACGGTAACCGTGTTGGCAGCCGAGACGAAAGCGTTGAACACGATGCCGGCGGTGGGCGCGGCAGGCAGTGCCAAGGTCACATAGTCGCCAACAGCAGCGCCAGCAACAGTGATCGTCAGATCAGCCTGTTCAAGGGTGGCAATCGAGCCAAAGTTCAGGGATGCGGTAGCAGCGGACAGTTCGGTGACGGTAGCGCCAGAACCTGTGATGAAGCCATTCAACGAACGGACTGGGCCGGAGAAGGTGGTCAAAGCCATGGTAGTTTCCTTACATGCAAGTGGAGCACATCTGTCTGCATGTCGTCAGCCGGGACTGTCAGATGTGCCGGAAATC